TCAGAAATGTGATGTAGAGTATAGCTGCTCCAGCCAAAGAGGTCAAGGCTACCCCGATCAATACTTTAACTTCTACGGGCATTTTTATTAGAGTTTTTGAGTATCTGCTGTGCCTTCTTCTCGATCCATTTAGTGTAGCACCTACTCTCCATGTGGAGAGGAGTCAGGAGCTCTGAGCATCCAGGGCAGAACACGCAATAGTCATATTTCTGATGAGCTTTAGCTCTTGCTTCGTCGATAGTCATAATTTAGTAGATTACCCATTTGGAAAGATCTTCGTTGTATGCATGAAGGGACCCAGCGAAGTAGTGCAGAGAGCCCTTCTTGAGAGAGGGGTAGGTGGCTGCTAGGATGTTGAACACGTAGTCCATCATGGCCTCCGTCAACCAGATGTCAATTGCGAAGTGCTTGAAGAAGTCATTGCTCCGGATATAATATATCACGTGGAGTCGATTGTTCCGGATGAGGAACTGGTAGCTGACGGAGCAAGGTACTCGGGTCAAAGCCCCGGCTGTTGCCCGGGTGTCCTCCGGCTCGAAGATCATGGCCATTGCTCGTCTGGAGTGCGGGTCGTCCCGGAGAGTCATGATGACATTGTCCAACTGGTGGATCTCGGGTCCCTTGTGAAAAATGTGCAGACGCTCCGAGTAGGTGTAGTCGAAGCGACCCTCCTGCCGAGTCTTGCTCACCAACTTCTGCCACAAGTCCCGGCGGATCTCCCAGCTCTTACCCGGATTGACCCCGTTTCGGTCAAGCCGGTCGGAGAGCTCTGCTCGGCAATACTTCTCGATGAGCTCGGCCTCGTCTTTGAACATGAAGTCGAGCATCTCACGTTTGCCGAGATACGGCTTCGAGATGACGAAGCTCACTCCGATGAGTTCCTTGGTGAGCCGGTCGTCCCCGCTGAGTTCTTGGTTTTGGTAATGGTTGACCGGGACCGTGATGCCGGAAACCTTGAGCTCCCGATCCATCTCCCGGATCATTTCGAAACAGTCTTTGAAAATTCTACCCATATCAGTATTTGGATTTAATGCGAAACAGATTTACTTGATACTTCAACGACCAGAGTTCTTTGACTCGAGTCTCAGAGAGACCCAAATGCTCGAACATTATGACGAAGTAAGTCCATATCCACTTGAGCCGGTCCTCGAAAACTACCAGGTCTACCAGATATTGAGACTGTCGCCACTCCCGATTCTTGAGACAGTTTGCTGTCATGCCGATGTTTCCGATTAAGGTGAGCAGATCTCCCGCAAAATCCTCGTCTTCCAGAACCTGTGCCCATTTAGGCAGCGTCCAGTCGAAAGTGGGAGCCATGCCGTACAGCTGGTAAAGCTCGAGCATAAAATTGAAGGCATCGATCAGCTCCTCCAGCACGTGGTCCTTCTCGTTTTTGTCCTTGGCCTCCATCGCTTCTGTGAGCTCCTCGACAATCTGCCAACAGAGTTTTTTGAAAAGCTCCTGATCCTCCAAAGTGTTGATGTCAAAGTTCGCGATGCGCTCCTTGAAGTATGGCCTGTACGTGAGCTGGAGCTCCCCCTGGAGGGCATAAATCTCTTCCCAGCTCTTAATGAATGGCTTAAAGTCTTGTGTATTCATGGCTTGATGTTTGAGAATGGATCGTACTGTTCCGGATCTTCTTTGCGAGAGTAATATACAGCTATTCTGCGTCCCTCTTCGGTGAGAACATGTTTGATCTCATGCACCTCGATGGGACTGATCCGGATGAAGTCCACAGCCTCCGAAATGGTTGAGAAGTACGTAGGTACTACTCCCGGAGCTTTTAACGGCTTGGGGTCCTCGAGTTCGTTGTTGATGGCCCCGATTGTGGCTACCATGTCAAGGAGGTTGTCCTCCTTGTGTGCATTGGATTCACGTGCCATTTTCACTGCCACTTGGACCCAAGACACGTCAAGAGCGGTCAGAGGCTTACCGGTAATGACCGAGGCGATCTCTGCGGCCTTCTGGTTGCATTCCATGAATGGTCCGTATTGTCTCTCCTTCTCCTCCGACCGCTCATTGATGATTTGGTCAGCGTGTTTAAGTATGTTACTCATGATTTTTAGTATATAGGTTAGACCCCGGGGAGGGACTCGAACCCTCCTGTACCACTCCGGGGTGCCAAGTGGAGTGACGGCTCCACTTGGCGAGGAGTTCTGACTTACTCCTCAGCCGGTGCGTTCTCCGGCTCGTTCTGTTCTGCTTCGGGAGCTGCTTCGGGAGCTGCTTCGGGAGCTGCTTCGGGAGCTGCTTTGTCAGCCTTCTTCCGGCCGCGCTTCGGCTTCTCCTCGGGAACCGGTGCCATCTCGCCGAGCTCCAGGTCCTTCGAGTCGATGCCCTTGCCCCAGACGTGACCGTCGTTGGTCTTGATTCGGTACTGGATGAAGTTGTTGCGGGGATCGAGACGAACTCCGATGATGATGCCGTCGGTCTGCTCCTTGGTCTTCGTGCAGATGAACTTGCAGAAGCGACCAATGTTGGTTTTGGCATTCTCGAGGTTAGCCTTTGCCTCCTCAGATGATACCTCCTTTTTCAGCGGGCGGGGTTCCTTGGGCTCCTTCGGAGTCTTTGCCTTGCGAGCCTTCTTCGGCTTCTCCTCGGCGACCTCGTCGTTCTCCTTGATGCCGTTCTCGGCTTTGTACTCTTCGGTCTCAGTGGCGTTGTAGACAGCGCCCTCCTCTGCCGGATGTTCCTGAGATGCTCCTCTCGATGCGAGGATGGATTCGATGGCGTCAAGCTCGTCACCGGTCTTGACCTTGGCCAACTTTTGAAGAACTTTCGAGCTGTAGCTCTTGTACTTTTCGATAAACTTTTCCATAGTGTTTAGTTGTTAAGTGTAGTGTAAAAGTAAGAAAAAATGTCCAATTAAAAAATTTTTCACCAGAAAAATTGAAATTATTTCAATCCAATTCGACTGTGATTATGTCCAATATGTTGGAGGTCATCATGCTATTGACTGCCAGTAGAGCCCTTCGGATCCCCAAGTCCCTCATTGCTCGCTTTGCTTGAGCAATGGCTCTGGCTTTGATTCTTCCGTCGGGGATAGCTGCTTCGTAGCTGTTGTAATCCTCGTCCATTAATTCGTAGTAATATCGTTTCATTGTCCTTTTGTTTATACTACAAATATACGAAAAATATTCTTATTCCTACGATAAAACGGGGAAAAAGTAGAGGCTAAACCTCTACTTCTTCACCTTTGTAATTTACGAATTTAGCATCCTGATAGCCGAAGAATCGGAGAGACCCGAGGTCTTTGGTTATCGTGTTCAGGATCTGGGCGAGTTCCTGGTCCGAGTAGTCTTTGCAGGAGTTGACAGTGTCTACTGCCCAGTAGTTCGACTGTCTAACTGAGGTGTAGCCCTTCTTCCCGACAGTTACTATGAAAGCGTTAGGACGGTCGGATAACTTGTTCTCTTTGCTTCGGAATATTACGGAGACCTTTTTGTTGTTGGGACAAGCGGCTTTTGCCAGACTTTCGATTCGGTGTTTGTTTTCGTAGTTCATAGTGTTATCGTTTTGTTTGTATCACAAATGTAATACTTCTGCTACAAATACTACGATGTTTTGCGATATTTTTTCATATATTTTTCGACCCTCGCTTTTACAGCTTCCATTAGAGCATCCTGTCCCCGGGTCTTCGCTTTCTGGGCTCTTATGACGTCCTGGTCCACTGTCTTCGAGCATACCAGTTTATTGACTATAACAACCTCCTTCTGTCCTTGTCTGTCAAGTCGAGCATTGAACTGCTGCTCCAGCTCAAGAGAATAGGTTTGCCCAAACCAGATGATGCGGTGTCCTCCGGCTTGGAGGTTGAGCCCATGACCCCCGGAAGCCGGGTGCATCAAAAGAACCTGGATTCTGCCGGCATTCCAGTCAACGATGTCCTTCTCCGTTTTGAGTTCCCGGGGCTTATACTTGACGAGAGCCTTCATGAGTCGGTCCCTATCATGCTGGAAGGTCCAACCTATGAGGACCGGCTGTCCCCCGGCGTCCTCAATGAGTTCCTTCGTGGCTTCAATCTTCAGTGTGTGCACCTCATGAGCCACTCTCTGTTCATCATACACTGCTCCATTGGCAAACTGGAGGAGTTTCGTGGACAAAGCCGCTGCATTGACAGCTGGTATCTCTACAGCGTCCCCGAGCTGATCAATCATGCTGAGAACTTGTTCCTCCTCGAAAGAGTCATAAGCTTTTTGGATTTCTGGGGGCATCTGGATCTCGACTATGTTGTCGATGCGCTCGGGGAGATCGAGGTAGTCCTTAGCTTTCATGCTCATGCAGATGTCCCCTATCTTTGAATATATGCGCTCCTGATTCTCTTTGGATATGTCGTACGAGTATACAATATGCCCGTTTCTACGTCCTGGCTTAAAGTAGTTGTCACGATAGTGGGATATGTATTTGCCCAAGCGCTCTCCCCGGTCCAGGAGGTACATTTGGGCCCAAAGGTCCATAAGACCGTTGGGTGCCGGGGTACCAGTCAAACCTACTACTCGGGAGAGTGAAGCCTGAACGTGCTTAAGAGCTTTGAATCGGATTGACTTGGGATTCTTGAAACTGCTGAGCTCGTCGATGACCACCATGTCGAATGGTAGGCAAGATCCCCCGTAGAGCCCGCATAGCCAAGCCACGTTGTCTCTCCCTACGGTGTATATGTCTGCCTTCTTGGCGAGAGCCTCACGACGTTGACGTTCTGTTCCGATGATGCGAGACACTTTAATGTGCTTCAAGTGGTCCCATTTCTCGACCTCCTGTGTCCAGACTGATTCGGCTACTCTTTTGGGAGCTATGACTAATACTCGTCGGACCTCGACCTCTTTAAACATGAGCTCGTTGATGGCTGTCAAAGTAGACACTGTTTTACCCAATCCCATGTCCAGGAACAGAGCACAGTGCGTGTGGCTTATTATGTGGTCAACAGCTTGTAGCTGGTATTGATGGAGATCATTTTCGGTCATATTCCAATGCTAACATTTTACAACCCATGGTCGTGTCTATCACCTCAACTCGAAAGCCCATTGCTTTCAGTTTCTGGTGCATTAATGTCTGTATTTTTCTGGGCTTTTTGCCGAATGCTTTCAACTCAACGAAAACGACTTCGCCACCGGGGAACAGACAGAGCCGGTCAGGGAGACCAGCATTGTGAATTGCGGGGAGTTTCAAACACCAGCCACCAACTCTCTCCACCTCAGTGACGAGCCGTTTCTCAATCGAGTTTTCGCACGTAGTATTTTTGCTTTCCATAAATGGGGAAATTTTTAGTAGACTTGCACGGTTCCCATTCGGGCATGCTCTTCAACAAGTCATTGATTTCTCGGGTCTTATACCGGTCCATGTCCTCCCTGTTCCGCCCAAGACATTCGCACCATATCTCAGCAACACACACGTAGTCTCGGGGGGTGGTCCCTTTTGGGTTTAACTCATCGACCAGGAAGTCTCTTCTCTGGTAGAGGTCCATTGAGTCCCAGTTGTCCGGGAGTTGACGTTCCAAGTACGCCTCAATGATGCCTTTCCGTTCATCCGACTCGCTGTGCGAGCTTTGCTCATTTTTGGCTATTTTTTCTGCTTCATGGCTCAAATAGAGTTTTTCCTTGGATTTGTACAGGACAACTGCCTCAGCCCATATCTGGTCTATCTCGTCGTCCAGTTCCATGAACACGTCTTTTTTGGCATTGTTGGGGACCACGTCCACTGGCATGAAGCGTCTGTTGCCAGTGGGGTCTCTCAGGAATTCGCTGTCGTTGGTGGTGCCGAAAAAGACGCATTGCCGGGGATATATCTCAGAAGTTCTGGCATACGCTGGTCGGAATGAGTCTTCGGACTTAGATATGAAATGCTTCACTGACTCAACCTCCGCTTTGCGGAGACCGGAGAGCTCAGCTATCTCAATAAGCCATGCCCCCTGGATCTGCTCGAGAGCCTCCTTTCCTTGGACTGTAAGGAATGTATCGCTAAACCAGGATTTCCCCAATTTTTTGATGAACGTACTTTTGCCGGATCCTTGAGGTCCTACGAGCATAAGCACAAGGTCGAATTTGACCCCCGGATTCATAACTCTGGCAACTGCTCCAACCAGCATCTTGCGGATGGCTTCGCGAGAGTAGATATTGTCGTCAGCCCCCATGTAGTCAATCAGGAGTTTGTCCACCCGTTGGATCCCGTCCCATTTGAGGTCATTGAGGTAGTCCAGAATCGGGTGGAAGTGGTTGCGTTCAAATTCCAGAGCCATGGCATCGTCGATCTTTAGCGAGGACGTTATTCCATATACGCAACCCAGATAGTTCCTGACCCCGGAGTAGTCTACGTTCTTGACCGGCTCCGGCTTAACAACCCGACGCCACGGGAGATTCCCGAAAACGTACCTCTTCCCGTCAAAGTCGTTTTGTCTGAACAGTCTTTTGAACCGGGGATCGTTTGCAAATATGAGGTTGAGGTTGGCATCCGATGAGAGGTACGCTCCCCGAGTATCAACCTCCAGCTCCTTCATCCACTCGACGCTCTCAGCCTCCGGGTCAACCTCCTTTTCGACGACTTCTTCCTGGGTCCTGTCATGCTCCGGATCGGCAAACTCGTACTTTGCACTGTTAATGTGGTCGTTGGCAATGGTAGTCTTTGTGTCGGGGTCGTTGCGTACGAACTCCTCCATTGCTGACACACTGGGCAACTTCGATGAGGGATCTTTGACCTTGTCGTCAAGGTGGCCGAATTTGTGTATACGGACCAGGTCAAACGCATTGCAAAGTTTACCCCCGCACGGGTCAGTCCCATGATGAGAATAAGCGAACTTGTCCTCATACACGATCAGACCAGCCGACGCACTGCCTTTTGTGTAAGTGTACCGGTCTTCCAATGCTGACGGGACATAGGTGTCGGAGAGAAAAGTCTCTATTGCTTCGGGGATGGAGTAAGTCCTACAAAACGCTCCTATGAGACCCCTCTTTACTGTTGGGTCCTCCTGCTTCTTAACGGCTCTGTCGACAGCTTCGAAACGGGACGAAGCTGTAGGCCAAAGTGAAGAGTCCTTCCAGTCGGCATAGGAGTTGAGAACCTCGTCAGCATCAATCCATGGACCGTCCTGAACCTTAAAGTAGTAGTCCATGTCCTTTGGCGTAGAAGGCCAGAACATGAGTCGGTTGGTCTCGAAAGTTGAATTGTCGAAAAGGTCTATGCCGATTATCCCGGCAATTTTTCGGCTTATGGCCACATACTCATCAGCCGTGACTTCTCTGCTCAGTGGCATTATTAGTCGGTACCGGGGAGACGCATCTGAGTGTTTGTGAGTCCCATGCAGAACAGCTGCATTGTCAAACTGGAGAGTAAAGTCATCCCAGAGATCTTTGTGGGCAAAGTCCAAGTCGAGTGTCATCAACTGTCTGTGAACCACATTGGCCGGACTTCTTTTGCCCCCTCTCAGGTAGCCTCCAACGTATCCGCCTACGTCTTTTATTTTGAGCTGGTCCTCCTTGCTTGCAGAAACAAACTCCTTAAATGTTTCAGTGGTCTTGTTCTCCTCCCCGAGTCGACTGACCAATTCAGACCATTTCAGTTTCTTGTTGCTCCATACTTTTGATCTTGCACTCAGTCCGATTGCAATATCAAGTTCCCCGTCGTATGTCATTAGTCTTTCTTATAAAATTTAGTAACGTATCCGTCTGCTTTGAGAGGTAATCCCATTGGCAAGCAGTTCAGCCAAGGAAGATCCTCTCCCATAACTCTACACATAGTTTCCAGACAATCCCCGGCTCGATCCTCGTCTACCTCTGCAATGGCTTCATCATGGACGTGCATTACTATTTCGAAGTCTTTCATAATGCTTAGTCTGTACATTGCTTCGGCGAGAAGATCCCGGGAGATTGCCTGGACTATGTTCTCCACCAATTTGCCCCCGTATGTCTCTACCTCGGTCCATCCTACTGACTGGACCATGCCGTCATAGACAATGCCAGTCTGCCCGAACCTGTTGGGCCTCACCCGGGGATTTCTGTAGTATAATTTTCTCCCCGCTGGGAGGGCTATTGTCAGATTGGTCCCGTCATGTTCAAAGACGAGGCAACTTACCTTCTTGGTTTTCCTGGTCTGGACGCACTCGATGGCCTTCTCGTTCACCTCAGCCCAAAACTCAACGATTTTAGGATTGGCTCGACGCCAAAGAGCTACGATGGAATACATTTCCTTTTTGGACAGCTTCTTCTCTTTGTCCATCTTCTCCATTGCGTTGACCGACCCCTCATATCCGAGTGCCAATTCTGCCGTCTTGCCCCGCTGTCTGAGGTCCGATCCTTTCGTAACCTGCTCAATGGGGACCCCGAACATGAGTGATGCTGATGCCTCGTAGATCTTGCCATGGGTGTTGAAGACGTCGAGTCGCCATTTCTCTTGGGCTAACCAGGACAGGACCCGGGCCTCAATAGCACTAAAGTCGGCTACTGCAAACATTTTCCCCTCCGGGGCTATGAATGCTGTCCGGATTAGCTCCGAAAGGACATTCGGAATGCTGTCGTAACACATTTCGATGAGGTCGTAGTCTCCTTTCTCCACCATGCTTCGAGCAAGGCTTAAGTCCTTCATGTGGTTTTGGGGGAGGTTCTGGAGCTGGATCATACGGCTCGACCAACGTCCTGTTCTGTTGGCCCCGTAAAACTGGAATAACCCGTGAGCTCTCTGGTCTTTGGCAGCACAATTGAGCATAGCAATGTACTTCTTAGTTGAGGTCTTGGACAGTGCAAGCCGACCAGCGAGGACCTCCTTGACCAGATCGGGAGCCTCCGGATTGTTTTTCAGATATTCGAGAATTTCGGGCTTTCCCAGTGCAGGGAAGTTGAGTCCGAAATTAGTGCTTAGCCACGTCTTCAACTGGGCCAAGCTGTTTGGATTATCCAAGCCTGTCAGTGCCTTCATTCGGTCGGTCATCTCCTCCGTGTATACCTCATCGAAAGATATGGCGTTCCCGGCCATGTCGAGGTCTATAAGAATGCCCCGGTCATTGATGCTCTGATCTACGAGGTAGTTCCGACGTTCGAACTCCGGGAATGGGAATTGGTCCAGCTGTTCTACGATGTCGCGTTCGGCAATCACGTCATATTCGGCATATGTCTTGAACTCGTTCCACTTGTCCGGGTCGTCGTCTGGCATGTTCCGGGTTCTCATACCGTTGGACTTAGTTGGCTTGCACGGGGAACAGAAAAACCGGATTAAAGCTTTACCGGTCGACTTCTTCCCGTGCTCCCCGAGAACCAACGCCTTGGAGAGTTCATCCAGAGCCAAAGGCAGTCCGCAATAGGCTGCTTTGGTCATTGAGCAATACAATTGATCGATCGGGATAGGTAGTCCTATACGCTTAAATACGAGTCTCTCAAATACAGCGTTATGAGCCCATTTCTCGATCTCCGGGTCTGTTAAAGCGGAGATGAAATAATCGGGGAGCTCCTCTCCTTTGGCCAGATCAATCACCTGAACGGGAGAGGTGTCAAAGGCGAAAGACACTATAAGGAGCTGAAAGTCCCCCGATTCTATGTATTTATAGGCGCCCGTGGACTTAATGTCCTCCGGGCTATATGTTTCTGTATCGAAATATAAGCGTCTCGGCATGTTTATTATTGTTAAATTTGTTGCTGGGCGGGGATTCGAACCCCTAATCCCGAATAAGACCCAGCATACCAACCTACATAAGGTCGTCGTCCCACGGGTTCTGGCCGAAGTCTTCTTCTGCCGAAGATCCCCCGGAGAGTCGTTCTCCGTCAGCCAACTTCTGGAGGTTGTTCAGCCCGCAAGCAACGCCTTTGTTGCCATTCGTGTTGAAAACGTAGAAGTTGATCGACGCCCGGCCATAGCATCCGGAGTAGAAATCCTCTCTTTCGATGATGGGGTTGAGGTTGATGTCCACGATGCCAGGACGGTTGTCCGAGTTGGCATTGACGAACATGTGCCCAGCATACTCCGGATTGTCCGGTCTTTCGGTGTCCCCGTCACGGAGGGGGTTCTTCCACGTCGGGGGAATCTTGCCACCCAATTTGGCGATGCCTTCTTTGAGAGCCGTGTCGATGGCCTCCTTGACCCGAGCCAGAGTTGCCGAGTCAGACTTCGGGATGAGGATGGACACCGAGTATTTTGCTCGGTCAGAACCCTCCATCGCCCGGGGTTCCCATACGTTGGCGTAACTGAACCGGACTTTGCCGGTTACTACTTTGGTTGTTGCACTCATAGTTGTGAAGTTTAGTTATTAGAAAAATCGAGTTTTGCTTGTTCAATTCCCATTGCCGGACGCTTGTCAGACTCGGGGACGAGAGTGGGTTTGCCAGGAGCTTTGATGACGAGGTCCCCGACCAGTGAATCGAAGTCCTTTTTGAGGAGCTTCTCTATTGCCGGGATTCCGGCCAGTTTGACAACTTGGAACTGATCCGGGGTGTAGTCGCATGCGGTAAGAACTTCCTGAACTGCACTCTCGTCAGTCCATTTCCGTATTGACCTTCCTTCGACTACCTTATACCCAGGGATCTTCTCGCCCGATATGGCTTTGGAGAGCAGGTGCTCAGATACAGCATTTACCCATTCTTGAAGCATGGGGGCTTGCTCAAAAATCTGAGCGAGCTCCTCAGTGGTTAGGAGTTCGGGCTCTTTGAACTCGTGTTTGGCCAAGTCCAGATTGTGGTCTGCCATCTTGCGGCACAAAGCTTTGACTTTACACCACCTGCACCAGTGCCCGACTTGGAGTTCCCCCTCCCCGGAGTAAGCAAGAGCTGCTTTGGGTTTCACTACCTCCTCACCCCATTTGTAGAGGTCTTCGGGGGTAATCTCCCATGACGAGATTCGCTCCTGGCGGGGCTGGACTATAGTCAACTTCACCATGTTGATGTCGTAGACCATTTCAAATTTGGACAAGGCCCCGAGAGCATACAGCATCAACTGAGCATTGTTCTCAGCGAAAACCGGCACGCCAGTGCCAAACTTGAGGTCTATGATCTCCATGACCCCGTCAGCGATAATGCAAGCGTCTCCAGTGCCGAATCCTTGTTCGACCCAAGCCGAGAAGTCCAGTCTCTCCTCCAGAAGAACGAGAGCGTCTTTGGTTTTCCGCAGAGCTTCCGTATATTGGTCCGTTACGTACTGGCAATAAGCCATTACGGGCTCATCCATGGCCTCAGTGTAGAGGTCACTCTTCTTCAGCTTCCGGAGTTCAGCAGACGTAACATCAACAGGCGTTATCAGGAACCTCGCTCGGAGGTAACATTCTGCCATCTCGTGAGCCAGAGTGCCCTCTTCGGCATACTTGGAAGGCTTACCGGTTTCCTCAACTTTTTCCTCCAGTCTGGCACTGGGGGTGCAGTTGATCCACCGGTCTGCCTTTGATGCCGAAAGCATGGCGTGCTTACGAGATGAATGATTCGGGGTTCCCATTACGCAAGGTCTTTGAGGAATTCGTAGAACGAGTCGTAGTTTCGGGCATCCAATCCCGTCACATTCTTCGCTCCCAGTTCAGTGAGCTTTGCCCGGATGGCTTCGCGGTTGTTGTCCACCTTACTTGCAAGGAGAGTCCGGATGTCCTGAATGGAGACAGCGGGGTCGGAACCCAAAGAGGAGTTCGTATCCATCGGCATGGGTTCGGGCTCCTCAGTCTTTTTGGGGACTGGAGCCGGAGCCGGAGCTGGCTTCTTCACGTCCTGTGCAGGGACTGATTTCTTGACGTCAGTCGTCTTAACTGTCACGGGATTTGATCCTATGGCCTGACAGATCTTGCGGACCATTTCGAGATCCTGAGTCTCTTCGAGGTTTGCCTCGAACTTAATTTCTACTTTCATTGGCTTGATGATTTTTGATTATGGTGTTCAGAAGTTCAATGTACTTGCTGAGAGGTATAGCCGGGTCATGGAGAACAGTTTCATGAAACAGGGACCCGAGGTGGAACACCTTCGTCTCTCCCGTTTTGACCGATAACTCGGCTCTGTAGTTCCCGTTTGTCAGAATACATGTCTCTCCTTTAAACTCGGAGTTCCATGCTCCTCTGTAGAGATCGTCGACAGATACGCGGAGCCAAGCTGCTAAACGGGAGACTTGCTCCGAATTCAACAAGGTTTTTCCGTTGAGAACCCGGTTGAGAGCTGCTCGGGGGAACCGGTTATCGGGGAACAGAATTTCTGCCACTTCTTGAAGCCTGAGCCCTCTCTGTTCGATTAATTCTCTTAGATTGATAGTCATTGTGTTGTCCATGTTGTTTATCCCAAATATAATCAATTTTCCTCTGATATTGAAATTTTTTCAATCTTTTTAATGAAAAATGTTTACTTGGTGAGAAGGTAGACCACCTGAGCAATAAATATGCTCCTCCTGCTGGGGTTGACCCGGGCATACACTTCTCGTAGAGGCTCAATGGCTTTCTCAAGCTTGAGGTCCTCTCCTTTCCTCTTCAACTCCTTGAGAGCCTTATAGACCCGGGTCCTTTCCTGCCATTCCCGAACTTCGGCTTTGTCGTTCCACCAACCAGACACGGGGACAAATTTTGAGCTGAGCACATAGGCAGATTTTCCGTCCTCTGAAAACGGCTGTTGAGTGATGGCTCCCGGGGTACAGTTGGGGTTGATCTTCTTCTCGAACGAGATGGGCTCCATGTATGTAGGTCCCTCCCCGGGAAGCTTGTCCATTTTCATGTAGTGGAATCCGAACTCGTCCTCATACTTGAATACTACGTATTTTTCGGTCTTTTCCATAGTTATTTGTTTAAGGTTCTTGCTGATATTCTGCATTTCTCGCCGAAGTAGGTAAATGTCTGACCGTTAGCTGCAATGTCTTTCAGTTCAGACTCAGTATAAGACTCATACTCACCTTCAATATTGATTCGAGTGGCTCCTTGGGAGTTAGCCAAAGCTCTGAAGGAAGTGAAGACTCCCTCCACGTATCCCATTCGAGTGACGATAAGTACCGATTTTACTGTTCTCATAGTTGTGTAGGTTTTTGTTTACACTACAAATATAATACTTCTGCGGTAAATACTACGATAAAATGCTGGAAAAATAGCAGAGAAACAATAAATTTTTCATTGTTTCTCACCTAAGTGATTGACACTCAATGGGTTAGGCCCTAAAATCACCCTCGGAGAAACAATGTAAACAATGATTTCTATATAACCTTTTTATGGGGGTCTTATCCTCTTTAAGAACACTATTATCCAATATTAGAACACATATTCCCTATTCAGGTTTTCCTCCTAAATTATTGTTTACATTGTTTACAAGGGCCTAAATCATTGATATTCAATCGATTATAGAGAAACAATGATTGTTTATTATTGTTTCTCATTGTTTACTGCTGGTCCCTGCCACGGGGGCCAATATCCCCGGCTTGTGGACACAAAAAACCCGGGCTCCACTAAGCCCGGGACGGAGTAGTTTCCTAAAATTTCCAGCTAAAGCCGACCTCATACCCCGATCGGGTCAGCTCGAAGTCCCGCATATAGGATATATCTACCCCGAAATTCCTGTAATATATGCCTCCCCCAGCCCCAACCTGCCCGAATGAGTTAGCCGAAGCTCTCAGAAAGGGGGACCATTTCTGGGACCTCGTTTCTTTGATCTGTTCTCGGACGGGGATATACTTGTACGTAAGATGCTGGAGAGTGTTGTATTGGACTGTAGCCTCCCAGTCAAATTGGCCAATTTTGGGGTCTTTGAAGAATGTTCCAGCGTATTTCCTGGTCGTATTCCAGTCCAATATTGTCCTTTTTACGCTCTCCAGAGTATCCACCTCCTTTTGGTCCTCCCCAAAACCCCCTCCATTTGTGATTTCTGGGGGTGTTTGGGGAACCTTTTCCTCCTGGCCCTTATAGATATATATCAATTTGATTGGATCCCTAAAACCCTCCCATTTTGGAACCAAATCCGGGACTTTGACCTCCCCCTGAATTGGGGGTAAATCGACGTACTTTATAACGGTCTTTTCCCCGACTGTTTTACGCCCGATTATAAAGCCTATACCTACAAGAACTATTGTGCAGAGTACTCTCTTTAGTAAGTCCATATCGTGTCCTGCGGGAGGGTTTTAGAAGCATCTACGTGGATAAAATTCCCGTCGATGCCTATCCTCCGGATCCGCAATGCAATGGCTGCCTGGAGGATCTTCATCCGATTGGGGCCCGAGGCACACCGGATGTCCACTGCCAAACCTTCTGTGTGAGCACTGTTGCCGGACCGTCCTTTGGCCTTATCGTGTTCTTTGGAACGATAAGCACAATTGATGACGAGGGGTATGCCTGCTTTCTCGCGGAGGTCATCCAGTAGATCGAGAAAATCCTGGTCCATGTCTTCAATGGAGCAGGACGGGTTGCATCGCTCGAATTCTTCGGGCTTAAAATACTTACTTGTCTTCATGGCATTCAAAGTCTATTTGAGTTTTCTTGCTGACCGATCTCTCCATGTATGACCGGAGAGCTCTGAATATGGGGTGATTCGAAATGATTGCGGAGTTCTCCAGAAAGCTCCAAAACTCAGTCCCGACCACAAAAGCAGCGAAGAAGTTGGCAAGGTTGAGACCCCCCAAGTTCGGGAGGACATGCACGTCAAGCATGTAGGCCATGCCAATACCGATAATGCTGAGCCCCAACTTCCAACACGTGTCCCACATTTTCTCGCTTTTGAACACATATTTTTGATGGGCCCGTTTGTGGCGCTTGTAGTCAGCAATATTTCCAGTTATGAAGTCGACGATAATGGCAATACATACACAGAGGATAAGGACCTGGACGGGAGCTAAAAGTCCCCAAAACCCTACAATACTCCCACATATCCATTTTCCAGCTCTCATGACTTCTTCCTCCATATCTGTTAAACTTATAGTTTATTACGTCCTATAATTATTTTACGAGACGGGGACTCCTTGTATTCAGTACACGGAGTCAGTAACCGCAGAGATTTAAGGTGATTTATAGCCTTCTCGAGGTAGGCTTCCCCGATGTTCCGTGCTTCGTTCGAGCTACGGACGATGATGTTGTCCTCTACTCGAGTGCTGAATTCGCCATCTTTGTACCTCACCCCGAAGGCAGTGGGGTTGATCGGGTTGTTAACGATGAATCGGGAATACGCAATGTATGCAATGGCGATCTTAAGTCCTTCGCTTCGACCATCCCCGGAACAGCCACCATCATAATACCCGCCTTCCATGGCGGCAGTGTACTGATTTTTTGTAATGGTTACGTCCCCGTATTGGAAAGGACCGGGGCCGGAAAAGTCTGTCTCGTCGAGCCATCTGTAGAGATTGGCTCCTATGGCATCAACCAGTCTGAGGGTCTCAGCCTCCCGGATATACGGCTCCAGTCTGGCCGGGTCGTTGATGTTCTCGGCTATCGGCCGAACATTCCGAAGGTCGTTAAAGTTGAGTATCATCGGGCATGAGTTTTATAATCTCCTCGTCGTAAAGCCCATAAATGAGCTTGAGCATGTTTCTCTTCTGAACAGGGGAGAGCATCTGGTCCCGGATAATCTCCAGTACCTGAGTCATGTTGTCCTTGCCAATTCTGTCTGCTATAGACTCGCCGGCATTGTAAGTGAGAGACTGAATAGCGAAGTCGGGATTTTCCAAAGGAGCCCACCAGTACTCAAAGATCGATACGAAAGTCTCCTCCAGCTGCTGACGCTCCCGGACTGTAACAGAGTTGTAGTAATTGTAGGCATTGGTCATGAGATCAGCCCCAAAGTTAGCCCCCACGTCAACAGCTCGAAGAATAGGAGGCTGCTTGAAGGCTTGACCAATGTTCTCCGGGATTACTCTCTGCGTTACTTCGAATGCTTTGTCGTAGTTCTCTCCCGAGAACTTGATGAATTGAGGCACCTCGTCTTTTGACTTGCACTGGATGTACCACAATTGAGAGGTGTTCTCATCTCCTTGGAATTTGTTGAGCTCTTCCTGAGTCTCATTGACTTGGGACTCGTCCTGGGTCTCGTCTTTGATGTCTACCAAAATTCCCGCCGTCAGGAAGTTGGAGCATGCGTTTCGACCGGCTACGTTAGCAAGTGCTTCCTCAGTTCTCATGTCTGTCATCTCCGCGATGAAGATGGGGACCGGGTAAGAGGGACTGCCTTCAGAGTCTCCGGAAAAGTAGAGGATCTGGCCATTGTAGTTGTCCCATCCGCCAGCTTCTTCTACCTGGTTCAGGATAACCTCAGGATCCGGGTTGAAGAGGTGAAACCACTCAATGTCAGACGGCGACCACCGGGACCTCGTCTTGTCTCGGTGACCCCAATCCGGATGGTATGCCGTCCGGCCAATAAACCCATTGTCGTCCGCCTTCTCCAGTCGGAGAGACTCGAACGGAATGTGGTGGATCGAACTGACGCGGAAGTTCATATTGTAGTTAACATGGATGGCGAACCCATGCCATAACGTGAAGTCTCTGCATACCATGCGGAGGATCTTGTCAAGCTTCTCCCCTTCTTTGTTGACCCGCAATTTGTAGATACCCGGATCTTTGAACCCGTGACCGTATACGAAGTCATTGTATATGCTCAAGCAGGCATTGCCGGTCTTTGAAGCCTGAACAATCTCGCTGACTGTCTGGGGAAAGTCGTTGGTATCTCCGTATGTTTGGATGCCATATTGTCTCCAGTCCCGGGATTCGAACTGAGGAGCTGATTTGATCTGTGCAACTTTCATACTGGCGTAATTTTAATAGTAGGAGGGACGGGAAGCGACCCCGTCCTATTACCAGTCCTATTTGGACCCTCCTTTTTTGGCTCCCTTCTTGGGAGTCTCTGAAACGGGATTGACTATCCGGTTGTAAGCCTCTTCGATCTCCCCGGCAGACATTTGCGAGTCTGCATAGGCTTCTTTGATGGCTTCCAGATCCATCCCGGCGTCGATGAACTCCTTCACCTCGGTGTCGATGTCGGCGGGCTTCTCCTCGGGCTTCTCCTCGGGCTTCTCCTCGGGCTTCTCCTCGGGCTTCTCCTCGGCCCTCGCAGAATCGAGAATAGCGTGGATTGCTCCCATGGCTTTGGAGTACTCATCGAGCTTGGCGTTCAGCTCGGTCTGTTTCTTGTTCAGCTCTTCGAGTTCGGCTTTCACGGACTCGATCTGCTTGCTCAGAACCTGAGCCTGGCGCTTCTTGATTTCCACGTCCTTGTCCGGCATCTCCTTGCCGTAACGTGCCATGAACTTCTCCAGCCGGTCGTTCAGATCTTCGGGGACCCGGGTGAAGTACGAAAGAGCATCCTTGTTGAATGCGATGTGGTACAAGCAAAGCTCCTCCGTGATGTTTCTCGGAGTGAGGATCTTGCTGAACTCTTTGTTGATTGGGTCGTGGAGCAGAGTACCTGCTCGGAGTTCGTAATCGGGGTGTGCTACGTTTTTCATCTGTTGTTCTGTTATTCGTCTTAGTGCTAAGTCGGCTTCGATCAGGCAGAAGCCGCATCGGGAAACTGACTTATTCAAAAAGTACCGAGAAAGTTCGTCTACTTCTCGATGGAGAGCGGGATTCTTTTCCAATTCCAATGTATGGGCCCGATAGGCTTCGCCTTTCAGGGACCCATACTTGGATTGGTAAGCTCTCAGTCTTTCGAGCATGTCAGCCATTAGTGCTACTATTCGGGGCACCTACATAGGTGTCCAGAATGATGACATACTCCCCGTTTACGTACGTCTTCTGGATGTTTGCGTCATCAACCTTAGCACCCCACTGAGTCGCTGTCTGGGAGGGTGTGTTGTTGGTGTAGTGCAGTTTGGGCGGATTAGCTGCGGCTCCCGTAGTCCCGTCGGTGAAGATGTAGTTTGCCGGAAGTCCTGAACCGGGGAATGCAGTCAACACATTCGGAGACGTAGGAGCTGCGGGCATGTTCACTTTAGTGGATGCCTGACAGCTGTCCCGAGTCAGTGTGATGGGAACCATGTTTCCGACAGACTCGTCAGTGTCGTTCATGAACTGCATCATGCCCTTTACCGTACACCCGGTGCTGCCTCCGACAAGGAGTCCCTCGACCATGAGGTCGGTGCTGCCTCCGACAAGGAGTCCCTCGACCATGAGGTCGGTGGTCTTCTCGTCCGTGTTGAAGAGGCTCATCGGGAGCGAACCTTCCTGAGCGATTGTGCCGTTGGCCAGAGTTACCTGGTAAGCGACGCCGTCGGTCATTTCGGTCGTGACCGTGATTTCGGTGAGCTCCAGACCCGAGTCCCAGCCATACACCTCGTACTTGGTGTCCCCGTTGTCGCCGGTATCGTTGTTCTCGACGATGGCGATGACGCGAGCATTGGTCAGGCCGTTTACGAACTTCTTGGCTGCTTCCGACTTCTTGAAGATCCGGACAACCACGTTGTGCTGGTGGGTCTTGAGATACGTGCCAGCATTGATGGTGTCCGAGCCAACTGTTGCGTTGGGCAGCGAGTCGACTTCGTAACCAGTGGCACCGGCCTTGAGGATGAGCGAAGAGATAACGTTGTCGGTTACAACAGACTTCGACTTGTCGACGTCCGAGTAGCTGAGGAGAATCACCCTGGCGGTGGTGCCGGCGATTGCCGGCTTACCACACACCTGGTTGGTGAATCCTGTTTTGATTTTAGAACAATCAAGTCCTGCCATTTTCTTAGATTTTTGAGGATTAGATACCTACCGAGAACAGATCCGGGTTAGTGAGCTTGGCATCCGCCCGACCCATGAGTTCTACGTAGACCATGCGGTCTTTGTACTCGTACCAGATCCGCATCTTCTCGAAGCTGTCGATTGCGTCAACACCTACGCCGAGGACGCTCTTCGAGGTGAAGAGGATTCGATGGGGGTTGTTGAGCTTCGTGCCAGTGTCTTCCGACGTAGCGATGATCTTGTCCCAGATGGGCATTGCGATGACAGGGATGCCATTGAAGCTGAGAGCCTCCATGCCATTCAGCAGAGCCAAGCGAGCCGACTCGAGGCAGCAAGCGTCCATAAGAGACTGCTGATAGGCATCGTAGACCGACTGGGTAACGAGGATAAATTTGTCAGACTGCTGACGGAGCAGAAGCGGGGCACTGAACACGACCGACTGGATATACTCCTTTGCCTTGGCCGGAGTAAGCTTCTGAGCTGCATAAGATGCCCCAGCATTTTCCGTGATTGTTGCTCCGCGCTGGGACGGATTGGCTGTAGCCTGTGTGGTAATCTGTTTCCAGAAACCGTTGATGATGGTGAAGAATTTCAGGTCGAGCCCATCCGTAATGATACCGCTGTTGGTAACGTTCTTGGCGTTTTTGTCGTTGAACCAGAACAGGCGGTACCAGAAATCCATAATGGATCGCTCCAGAACCTCGATGACAATGTTCATGTAGTCCGTGTCCGTGAAGTCCGGGATGTCAACGCCGGTGCGGAGAGAGTAAATAGTTGCCGACTGTTGGAGGTCAGTGTAACACTGGGACAGAAGGATCTCCCAGATACCGGGCTCCCATTTCAGCTTGCGGGTATTGATGTTCCACGGCTGAGGGGTCGGGTTACACCCTGTGTTGACCACGCCGACCATGCCACCCTCACCGATGTAACCCACCTCGGTGTTAGTGACGATGTCGGGGAAGACTGTGTGAATGGAGTTGATGTCAGGACCCTGAATGGTGTCCTCCATAATCATCTCCGAGATTGCCTGAATGACCCGTCCACAAAAAGTGAACTTGTCCATGTCAAGAAATCCGCCATTTTTAGCTGCCATAGTTCTTAAAGTTTTTGAGTTTGACTACTTGAGAATCTTTTTGGCAGCGTTGACCTTCTGGAGCTTTTCGCGAGCTTCGTTCTTGAGGTCAGCTGCCGAGGGTTCGGGCTTCTTGCCTCCGGGCAGAACCGTCTTGCGGTTCTTCGGGCGGTAGTTGCTACCACGGAGGTTGCGGAGTTCGTTCTCCTGCTCCTCGATGAGGTTCGTTGCCTCGTCGAGCATCGCCTCCAGTGCTGCAACGCGGTCCTCGAGAGACTCGGTGTCCTCCATCTCGATGCTGGTGACGATGTTGTCCTCGACAGTAACCACCCGGCCGTCTTCCAGAACGACAGTGCCCGACGTCTCGCCGTTGGCGAGAGTTGCCTCTACACCTTCGGCCAGATTGTCCTCTTCACCTACGGTCTGGAGAACGACCTGACCCTCAGCATCCAGATAGTCGAAGTTGGCGGGAGCGCCTTTCTTGCCATTCCGGAATGCCTTGACTTTGCTCATGAATTTCTCATAAGCGCTTTTTTCGTTTTTTGCCATAGCATTAAAAATTTGGTTTGTGTTGTATGAATTGATTTTGGAAATGAATCCCAAGTCAAGAAGTGATTTGGCATCATGGATGCGCTCCTCATGCATGACATTGCGGAGCCGTTCCCGGTCCTGACCTGTCCTCTCGACGTACACGTCAAGAATAGCCTCCTCCTCCAGAGCAAGCTCCTCGGCAATGCTGCGAGCATCGTCGGAAGTGAGCCAATCCCCGACCGGCATGTATACCCGATGGATGAGTGCCCGGCAATTCCTGTTTGCCGACCGGTTCTCTGCCGGAGCTGCCAACAGGATGCACACTGCCATCGAGTGACATCCCCCGACAATATTTGTGTATATAGTCCTCCCACTCATGCGAAGAAGGTCATAAATCTTGAAGCCCTCCTCAACAGAGCCCCCATCACAGTCAATGTTGATGCACACCTCCTGTTCGTCGGGGTGTTCATCAAGTACCCGGCGGAAGGTCTCCACGGAGCAGATCTCTGAGGTCCCACCCCAAAGCTCCATCATGACCCGATTCTCTTCGGAGTCAATTGCGCCTTTTAAGTTGATGAATATCATGTGCCAAATTATTTCGATACAAATATAATTATTCCTAATAGATATTGAAATACTATTTGTGCTGGATTATTTAAAAATTAGCCCGGTCCTGAATCTGCACATAGTTAGCATCTTCCCTCCGAATATCTTCGATTGTAGCAATCACACTCACCTGGCCAAATGCTTCCTGGATTGTTCTCGACAGATCAAACTGGGTCATGGGTTCCGGGGTCTTAGCAAATGACCGAAGAGCATATCCCCCGTCCGTCCCAACTTTCACGAAGGGGACCCCGCCACCAAGTTCGTTTATGGCAGACAGGAGAGGAAGGAACATACGGCTCGACTTCTTGTTAATGATGGTCTCGCCTCCTTCGGCTTCAATGTGCACTCCTCCAGCGGCATGACTGGGTCCCTCAATGTATTTACCTCTTGCGGCTTTCGGCAGAGGAGCTGCCCAAAGAGCTGCCATCTGAACTGCTCCCAAAGCCGCAGCTGCTGCAATGAACGGGATAGCCAAAGGGAATCCCATTTTAGCCGATGCCATGATGGAGATGGCAGTATTGATGCCAATCTCGAAGGATCCCATTGCCCTCTCCCGGATAGCTTGTTCCCGTTCGATTTTGGCCAACTCCTTCTCCTTCTGTTTCTCCATCTTTATTTTCTTCTCGTTGTACTGGGCCTCCGTGATTTGGCCATTAGCGTACATGTTTGCCAATGCCTGCTCCTCCCGGCTGTATTGTTCTTCTACCTCCTGAACCCGGCGCTCCCCGAGAGCACTGGCCAAGTCATTGAAAGCATTAGCAAAGCCGGATGCTATTTCAGCATACTCCCTGAGCTTCTCAATTCGCTCCTCCCATAAAGCCTCTTCATTCTCGGCCATCTCAAGTTGGATCTGAGCAATGGCGTCCTCGTTTCCTTGAGCTGCTGCCAACTCTGCCTCCAGATACCTTTTCCGGATCTCATACTTGGACTTGTGATTTAACTCGGCTTGAGCGAGCTCCTTGTCGAGGTCCATTTGCTGGAGACGAAGATTGTTGGCTCGGAGCTGGGCCTCCTGCTCATAGGTTTTCTCCCCGGCAGCTTTCCTGGCTTCGATTTGCTTCTTGAGCATCTCATTCTCGAGCTCCAGCTTCTTCCTTTCGTTGTCCGCTGCCTTCGAGAGGTCCTCGGCATACTGTTCGTTTAGAGTTTGGTTGAATCTGTCAAGTTGCTGTTTGGTAGCGTCCTCGCGGATCTTTTTGATTTCGTCCTGGAGGTTTTGTTGGATCTGTTTCTCGAGTTCGGCTCTGTTGACCAGGAACTGCTCATAAGCGGCATACTCTTTCTGGTATTCCTCCTCGCTCATACCTCTCACGAACTGGGGAGGCTGAATGTTGGCCAGCTCCTTCATGGCGTCCTGGTACTTCTGAGTAACCTGAGCAATCTGCATATCGACTGTGCCTCCGGAAGCTACAGCCAATATGTTTGCTCTCACCCCAGCAAGGTAGTCATTGAGCTGTTTGGCTTGGTTCTCGTAGAACTGCTTGTCAGACCGAGCCATGGCATTCAGAGCCGTCTGATACTCCTTGTTAGTAATTTTGCCGTGAGCTTTCTGGAGAGCCAGACGTTCCCGGGCTCCATCCTGAGCTGCCTTGTAGAGCTTTTTCTCATACTCCATCCGGATGGCGATGCTCGTAGACTGGAATGTTGTTTGGAACCTGAGATCGTCTTCCCGGATCTTCTGCATGGCTTCCGAGTTCTTCAAAGCAACCTCCAGAGCCTTATCGGCAATGTCCTGCTGAGCCTCCCGGTTGGCTATTGCAATTTCAAGAGCCAAGTTGGCAACTGCGGCTCCCTCATTCTCGATTGTCCGGAACAGGTCTTGGTATCGACCTTTCAAGTCGTCGAGTTCCTTTTTGGCTTCCTTGTATTTGTCCAAGCTTCCGGACCACGTGTTGAGCTCTTCCTCCTTGGCTGCAATCACCTTCTTCAAGGAGTCGAACTCATCCATTGCAGCCATCTGTCTTTGACGAGCTGCATTCATTTCAATCTCGCGGAGCTTGTTAGCTGTTTTGAGTTGAGCTTCGGCGATCTGTTCCGACGTGGCATGATTGGCTTTGAGGTTCTCGATCTCCCGTTTGCCCCGGATCTCCTCGGCTTTAGACAGAGTGTTCCGCTTAGTCTCGATCTGGTCCAGCACGTATGTGGAGGCTTCGGCAGCTCGATTGTATGCCTCCATTGCCCGGGTTGCTCTCTCCTGAGCTTCCGTATTACTGTTAAATGCGCTCGTAAGAGCAACCACTCCAGCCACCAATCCGCCCACTGCCGCTGCCACTAACACAACAGGATTGGCAGCCAAAGCCGCGTTCCAAAGCCAGGTAGCAGCTGCTGCTGCTTTGGTGAGGATATTGCCAGCCCCCTGGACGGCGTTCTTGGCAGCTATCGCTTTCGTCTCGGCGAGAGTCTGGTTGATGCCAACCAGCTGAACCAAGTTAGATGCAGCTCGATAAGTGGCTTCGGTCTTGGAGAGAGCTGCTTGGAGAGAAGACAAGGAGGAGAGAGCCGTGATGATGGTTATCATCTTCGTCATGGTAGCATTGAGCTCCTCGTTCTCGCTCCCCAGTACCTGAGTGGCTGTGGTCCATAAACCGTAGACGGAAGTGATTGCCGAAGTTGCATCCGTGACAGCGACCAGTGTGTCGATTCCTCGTCCAGTCTGGTCGATGGCTGTATTGACCGTGTCCTCTGCCGCCTTGAGCTCACCAGCTCGCTTGACCATCTCCTTGAAGGATGCTGAACTCGTATCCCCGGCTTGAGCCATTCGAATAAGGGTGTCGGTCAAGTCATTGAGCTCCTGTTTCAGGTTATCCGTTGCTTTCTCGTAGTTACCAACGGATCGGCGGTAGTCCCCAAGTGCCTCCTCCTGAGCTTTGAGCTCCTCAGTGGTCTCTGCAATACGCTTGCCGAGCTCGGCTTTACGGGCTGCGTCCTGCATCGAATTGCCCAACTCTGCAAACTCGGCATTGTCCAAAGCCAACTGAGTTCTGAGCTTGTTCAGACTGGCCTCCTGTTGGTTCTGGAGCTTAATATTGTTCTGGATTTGCTTCTGGTACTTGTTCGCCTCGCTGTTGATTGCCTTGATCTGGTTGTCAAGCGCATAGTATTCTTGAGCATTCTCCTCGGTCACTTTGCCCAGAGCCTTCTGCTGATCTCTCAACTCCTGGGACCGGAGTTTCAATTCGGCTAACGTCTTGAGAGCATCCTCAGCTGTTACCTTGACATTGTAAATTGTGCTTTTCTGTTCTTCGGCCATATCACATTCGTATTAGGTCTACTTTGGTTATCTTTCCAGCTTGAAAATTGTTAATCTTAGAGATGTAGAACCAGAACCCATGCTCCTCCAACCATATCGGGTTGAATAGGTCCAGACTCTGAATGTCAAACGAGTCCAGAAGGATTTGGGTCTGTAGGACCTTTGGTCTTTTAAGTATGTTATTGATGAGCTTGTCGTAGTACTTAGGAACGTAGTAATTCAAATTTTTGAAATACGCCGTATATAGTCGGACTCGGGTAAGGCTATAGCCGACGCTTACCTGGGGCCACATATAGTCAGACTTATTTATGTGGACGACCATCGGCTTACTGAGAGCATTGTACTCCCAAGTCGTCTCTGTCATTTCCCCGTTCTCCATCCGGCCTCTATTGATAGTCCAAATCGGGTAGTTAGCAAGTATATGAACCTTGTTTGTAGTGTCCTCATCAAAAAGGGCTTGGTTGAGCCCTGCCAAGAACCCAATTTGGAACAGGAGTTTAGTGGGCTGGAGATTGACGTCCGGGATGCTGAACTTGTACGAGTCAGTAACATTGTTGTCCTTGTTATCCTCCAGCTTTATCTCGTTGGACTGGGCATAGTTGGACAACTGGAACGTAAGTTTAGTGTCCTTGCCTTTTATCAGCTTGTCAGACCAATTTTTCCCGGACGAGCTTCGTCTGTTGTAGAACTCCTGAACCGAGTATGCTCTTGCTACTTTGGTGGCTGGATCCACGTCGATGGTTAGCCCGAACAGCTGGAAGAAAGCTTTGACTATGTCTCCCAAGCTCTTAAATCCAGTCGAGGCCAGGAGGTCATAGGTTAATCCGGGTTGAGGCTTATCCCCCGGGGAAGTTTCCGGCGCGGGAGGAGCAGTAATGCTGACCGGAAATCTCATGTCATACCGAGTGGGAGAGTAATTGCCTGTGTCGAGAGCCCCGGACACCAGTATGTGCTCTCCTGCCTCCATCGGGATGTCGACCGAAACGCTGCCGGAAGATCCCGACATCCAAGTTCTGTCCAACACTATAGCATCGGTTCCGTCGTTCTTGTAGTGGGTAACTTTGACTATCACCGAACCATTTTGGAGGGGAGAAGGATTGGACCATGCGAATCTAAACGTGATTGTAGTATCCCATAGAGTCATCCAGTTGAATGTTCCGGGTGCGGTGCCCATAATCAAACGTCCGGCGACCGGGTCACTGAGAGTTACTCCCGGATACCCTTGCCATATCACCCCTACCGTAGTACCAATCGAGGGATCCTGGATCCAGCCAGTTCCGGATGCTTTCGGAGCACGAGGATTGTCTGCCAAAACGGGGTAAGTGCAAGGCAAAAACATTTCGGCTCGGTCGACGGGATCCACGTCGGTCTCAAGACTGTAACCTTCTCGGGCGAAGATCCACGTTACGAGATCATACCAGTTGAGGTGGGGGTAGAACTTGTCCAACTCTCGGACTTGCCGGATTGCCTCCATCGAGACCGGGGGCACGTTCGGATTCTTCTGTAGAGTTGCATACAGCCAAAAGTACAGGACTTCAACCTCGTCGGGGCCGGAGAGGTATCTCTCAGTCTGTCCCATTGTGTCCGTGTACCACTTGAGGAGGAACATACCATCCCCGGGGTCCTTCGCGTCAGTGTTGTTTAGTGTGTCGAACAAGTCAGCAGTTGCCCCGAGGATCTGGACCCCGATCGATGTATCTGATACGTCTACGATGTTCAATACTGCTCCAGCCGGGGATATGAGTGCTCCCTCATAGAATAGCTGGCAAGGAAACTTCATGTATGGCACACAGGACCCCGAGCCAATTACAAAACTGAATTGGAATGCTTGCTCATTGTGGGTCGTCCTGGGAAGGCTGATCCGCTGGGAGTACGAGGCATTACGGTCTTTCAGCTCCGCCAGATTGTTGATCTGGTAATTCATCGCAGGAGCATCCAGCGGGAGGTCCAGTGACCAGACCTCGCCGTCAATGCCTTTCATGAGTAGTTCGTAGTTCATATTACCACTGAGTTTGTTCGTCAATAAGTTGGAACTCGTAGCTAACAGTGTTCCGGGGAGATTTAGTGTCCCAAGTCAGATCACTATCATCTACGAGGACTCGTTGCCATGCCTTGATTTGATAGTTGTAAACCTGGACCAAAGGCGAGAGAGCAATCCCTTCGAGCAGGTTGAAGTCGTTCTCGTCAAGCTGTTCTGCTCCGGCTTGGACTATGTTCTTAACCTCCGGAGCTAACTCCCCCCTCGTCTCTGAGGCATAAGGATCCCGGGCATTAGCCAACACGTATCGGTCTCCTCTGTCAACTTCCTGAGTATACTTCTTGTGTTGCTCAAACATGTACGTATCCCATCCGCCTTTTCGGTTTATCCAGCGAACATAGAATGGGTTGCAAGGTACCTCCGTGTCGACAAATATGATATTCCATGCTCTATTAGGAAGTACTCCACCAGAAATGCTGAGTTTTACGTAGTCAGCTCCGTCAGCATCCTCGTCCTCAAATTCGTACACAAGCGGGATGTTGAGTCGGCTGGAAATGCCAAATTGATCTTCTGTCGATTCCCCAGTTAGCTTAATACTAACGTCGACCGAGATAGCGGGACTAATTCCCGAAACTCCTTTCGGGAACAGGGTGACGAAGTATGGATACCCGGAGTATTTTTTTACGTACAGATTCCTGTTGTTGTCAGGAGTTCTGTCAGTCAATGCCAGTCCTATATACGACATGGTGAAGTTGACGTTGTGTCCTCGGGGTCGTACTCCTCGGGAGGCATACCGGACATTGAAATCCTGTTCGCCAATGCCTCTGTAGGCGTATGCCGATATGAGGTTGTAGTCAATGCCAAAGTAGATTTTTGTGTTAGTGTACGGGTATGTTCTGGGACGATCCCGAAATCCGGCTTTAGCTAAAAAGCTGAGATCGTATTTCTTCTTCGGCCCGAATCCCGAGTCTCTGTAGATGTCGATGCTTTCAGTTAGTGAGTTTGCTGCTTTCACTGAACTGGGGCTATAGCCGATAAAGTTCTTCCCGTAGGCCAAAGACATGTTGTTCAGTGTTACCTTCACACCAGATGTTGATCCTGCCTGCCCAGCATATATTCTCAGGACCGTGTTATCGTATGTAACGCTTTCGGTAGGCGGGACTTGGGCAAGCCATGTCGTGGGAGAGCCAATCGTTAGGTCGGTCGCAGCAACCAAGACCACCCCATGACCTTCTGCGTCTCCTTGGTATAGTATGACCGTCAGGGGAGTTTCCACGTTCGCTGTGACAGAGCCAACCCGAAAAGCATACCATTCTCCGGGTTCCATCCTCCGGGGTATTACGAACTCTCTGAACCATTCTTCATCGCCGCCGTCACTGTTGTCAAGCACCTCGGATCGCTCGTTGTCAATGATGTTAAGCGAGATCATGTCGGCCTCATCGAAGTTCTGAGTCTTGATCTCAAGCCCGGATGTTAGGTTGTCGGTCTCAACTGGTATTTGCGAATATGCTGAGAATAGGGAGTCGTCAGCCGGTTGTTTGGTGATTGCCATATCGCGCTATATTATATATCCGTGGTCCATATTGTTGTCAGGAGTGAAGGACTCCTCGATGAGGACCTTCATCATCTTGTCCAAATGCTGAGACAGATACTCCTCGAAGTTGTCAGCAGGAGTGTCTACCAAGTCAACGTAAATGTGATTGCGGTAAAGCTCTGAGCCCTCTCGCTTTATCTTCCATGCAGTGGCATTTCCGAATCGGACCAGATCCTTTGGGTCCGAGAATGTGATGCCTTTGAGCTTTGCCCACTCCATGATGATCTGTCCCAAATTGGCGGGGATCTTTCCAGGACCTCGCCCCCGGATGAGAGTGTAGAAGTAGTTCGGGGCTTCGATCGTTCCCCAAACTGTTTCCCCTTCTCGTCCCGTCTGGACTGTTATCTGAGCATAGGTTCTGCCGGAGGCTTCCTGCCCGGCGTCCTGTGATGCCCGGATGATCTCGTCCCTCATCTGGGTGAGACCCTCAGCCAATATCTGTTCCAGTCCTACCGCCATTTGTTTCGAGGTTTGCGAGCATTGGCTTTCTGCTGAGCCTTACGCTCCAGTTCCTTGTTCAATCGCTCCCGGAAGAGGTGACTCTGCAAGTTGGTGAAAAGGAGGTTGTATACCTTTCCGTATTTCCACTCCAGGATCTCGTCCGGGTCCTTCGAGTAGTCCTTGGCCAGTGCAGTGATAGTGGCCATCTCACCAACCACCAAAGAGAACTGAGCAATGCCGGCTGCCTTCTCCTCGGCACTGGGCTCATACTTGAGCTCAGCCTGTTCTCGTTCAATCCAGTACTTAATGCCCATGAGGACCTCATACCAGTACTCGACAATTTCGGAGGTGTTCCTCAGACTCCATTTGACCCCAAGACATTGCATGCCTTCTTTCATCTTGTCGATGTCGGTCATCTCCTTGTCAGTGATGATCCGACCAAGCTCTATGCGTTGGCCGAACGTCATCTGACCGCCTTGTATGTCGATTCGCTGTATCATCCTACTATTGTGAGCGTGTTAAATGGATATTGCTTAAATACCTCGGGAGCCGGGCTAAGGACCGTCGTTCCTTCGGGGGACTTGATTGTACAACCTAGGTTAAGCCACACGTTCATGTCCCCCCGGTTAGACCTTAGGATTGGGAAAGACGCATCGGGCCAATCTGGTCTTGAATTCCCCGTGTACAGTTGTAAGTATTCGTAACCGCTAGCTCCCTCCGTCCTCCCGACCCCTACCCTAAATCTACTCGTGTTGTTAAGACTCCAATAGGTACTGCCCGAAACGTTTGGGGCAGCGGGGAAGAAAGACTCGGGGGTCACGCATCGGAGCATTCTGCCGGGCAGGTCAGTACCAACAGGCAAGTCTATTAATCTCTTGCCTATGAGGTCCATGCCGGGATCTTCGGCCCAAATGCACCAGTCGGAATATACAGTCAACTCAATGCCCACACTGACCTCGTTAGCATCAAATCTGGCAGATGGGTAGACTATTCGTACCGTGTTCATCATCTCCGGGTAAAGCATCCCAAGCTGAGAGGTCTTCAACCGAAGGAGGAAGGGCCTTACGATCGTTCTCTCCAGCTCGTCTCTCAGGATGAGCCTCGATGTCGTCTTGGACTCAGTACTGAATGGGGTGTCACCTTTGTAGGCGTCATTGCCCATTGGCTCGAACTTACAGAAATAAATCATCAAAGGCAATCGCTGTCTCTGGTGGCCTCTGTACGGTATGTCATAGTACCCCTGAGTCGGTTCCTCGATGTAGATGAACGTAGTGCTGACCGGATTCCCCTTTGGGTCCTTGATGACCTCTCCGTTGAGCCCAGTCTCAAATCGAGGCATTGTGTCCACTTTGACATTCAGCATCCGAGCCTGGTCGCACTCGAAAACTGCTCCAGGAGCAAGGTCCTGAAGCATCAAGCGTATGCGTTCTATGATAGGTAAGGTCATCGTTTTGCAGGTATTATGATTTTGGCGGACTTCATGCCAGTCGCCTTCGGCTTGATCTCAAATATCATTCGCATGATGAGCATATCCAGGAAGTCCGGTGACCTTCCGAGGAGCTGCTTCATGGTGTCCTTGGAGATGAGCTCTCGCTTCTGCTCAGCGGAGTTCGTGTTCTTGGACTTGAGCACCGTCATCTCCTGCTTGATTTTCTCCTGAACTTCGGGAGAGCAGATGATGTGGATCTGGCGCTTGTTGATGAGCTCCGCCAGCTTGAATGCGCACTCCGACTTGATGTTGTTGTACGTCTTGGAGTCAATGGCTGACTGTCCTCCATGAAACTCCCGGATGCCTTTCAGGTAGCTCTCCAAGTAGAACCCAAGTCCGTCAGCGTCAGAGACGATGCTGGACCGGGGGACTTTCAGACCGGTGGCCAATTTGGCGATCTTCTCCTCCATCTCCTTGCCTTCCGAGAAGCCTTTGGCAATGGGGATCCGGCATACCATGCCATCCCAGGTTCCAACCACCCAACTGTCTCGTCCTTTCCCGGCAAGGTCAGTGCTAATGAACCGATTGCCCGTCGGGAGTACGAACTCATTGCTGAACATGTCGCACACTGCGTCATAGTCGACCAGCCAATTCGGGTCGTCGTCATACTCCCAGTTGCCAAATACCAATCGCTCGATCTGCGATTGGGTCAGGTTCTGGAGAAGCCCTTCGATGTATCTGTCCGGGAGAGTCTTGTTGTCCTGGGGCAGAGCTTTGACGAACCGACGCCAGGGAGGCAGCTTGTTCTCCTTCCATGGCTTGTAGTAGTCCGTATAGAGGAAATTGTTGGACGGGTTGCAGGTTATAAGGAGCTTGGGGGCCAACTTGTAGACGTCGTTCTTCCATCGACCGATGGAAGCCTGGAGGTTGGTCTTCGCCTCGCGGATAAACTCTCCGCCCTCTTCGATCCATCCCCGAGTCATCTGCATGGACCCGAATCTCTCATACATGGGATCGCTGGGGTTGTACTTGGCGTCGATGAGGTAGATGCGGCTTTTGTTGTACAACTCGAAGAAGTTGTATTGGCCATTGAAGTGGTAGTAGTCCTCCGTGATACCCCAATGGGCGAATACCTCGTAGAGGGAGGGGATGGTGTATCGGACTAAGTCAGCGGCCGTCTTACGCGCAATAAAATAAAATGTCTCCGGATAAGTGAGGGCATCGCCGGCTATCAAGGAACACCCGAGGTACGATTTGCCAGCACCTTTCGTGCCAGCATACAGAATGTCAGTGACTGAGTCATCAAGCCATAACCGAGCCACTTCCTTCTGCTTCTCGTTGCCTTTGGTGTCAAATTGAAGCCGGCGTCCCATTTTATTTTACCTCCATTCCTGTTATCTGTTCGAGAGTAATGCCTCCCGTCAGGTTGACATTGGTCTTGCGTCCTTGAAGTACCTGGATAAGGCTGGCAGCGTACTTACCAACCAGTGCTCCCTCAATCTGCTGGGAATTGATGGCGTCCTCGATGGTGCCACCAATTGCAGCTGCTACCGGGTCTCCCGTGAGCTCCTCGTACTCAACAGGATTGATGCCAGCAAACAGCCTAAATGATTCGATGGTCATCGGGCGGGAAATGTATACGCTACAGTCTTCGCCATTCTTATTCTTGTGAGCCTGGGAGAAATAGTTATCCTGCATGAATTTGCAATACTCGACGAATGCAAAATAAAGCTCCTCCGCATCGGTGGGCTTTACAAATTCCCCGGCGTCTCGCCTTTTCTGTCCCTCCTCCATATAGGCGAGCGGACTCATTTTATATGTGCTTCGTGCCATGCCTCAAATATAATCAAACCTTATACAAATTAAAAATTTATTTCTGCACAACAATCCCCGGAGCGCTTGGCCCCGGGGATCTCTAATTTATTCGCTTACGCGAATGAGGGTCACACCGAACCACAGGAACTTGACCGAAATGCCGTTCGGCCAAATCATACCTTCGTGGACCGTGGCGATGGAAGGGGTCCAATTACAGTACTTGGTATTGACTTCCGAGTACAAAGCCCAGTTTTTCCCGAGCTGCTTAAAGTGTTTTGCTTTCATTCTTGAAAATTTTTAGTTTCGTATGCGCGAGTGCCGTCCAGTATTTGTGGGTCGAGAGAAGGCCCAATTTGGCACCAATTCTACTGGACCAATTCTACTGGACCAATTCTACTGGACCAATTCTACTGGACCAATTTGGCACCAGTTCTACTGGACCAATTCTACTGGACCAATTCTACTCGCCTACGACTTCTTTTTGAATTTTTGAATCCGTCTCTCCGCTCTCTCCATCTGCTTGATGGATCGGTTCAATTTCCGTCTGGGGTTGATCCACCATTGGCGGATCCCGCCGATAACAGCGAACAGGCCGATAATGGCCAACAGATAAATTGCAATCATTTTCTACGCCTCCTTTCTAATTTGTTTTGTAATTTGCGGACTTCACGCCAGTCCTCGTGTCGCATCCATTCCGGACGGGACAGCAGACTCTGCTGTCCACGTGCTATTTGCATGGTGGTCTTTTTCAATTTGCGGGCGTAGTCCAGGACCTCCCGCTCCTCTTTTGAGTAGATTCCAAGCCATCGCCGGAACACCCCAAGTTTTCCAGTTGGGGGCAGCCCCAATTTCTCAGTTTTTTCCATAATAAACAATATTTGACCAGTAGTAAACAATAAAATTTCTTATTGTTTCTCACCTAAGTGATTGATATTCAATTGATTAGGTCCCCATTTCTCCTCCCGAGAAACAATGTAAACAATGTTTCTGTGCACTCTATTTTGTGATTTTTCATTTCCTAAATTGGTCATAATTTTCCTCATATTTCCTATTCAGGTTTTCCTCCTAAATTATTGTTTACATTGTTTACAAGGGCCTAAACCATTGATATTCAATCGATTATCGAGAAACAATGATTGTTTATTATTGTTTCTCATTGTTTACTGCTGTTTTAATTTAAGTGATTGATTATCAATGATTTGGGATTCTTTCCATTGGAACAATAAACAATAAACAATAGGGGTCCCCCGGATTTTAGGGGAGGGGCTGTCGAGATTTTTGCCAATAAACAATGGAACAATGGTTTTATCAACTTTTGGGGCCGGGGGTCCCACTGATTTGTAAACAATGAAACAATGGTTTGACCAACTTTTTGGGCCGGGGCCATGGGAAAATTGTAAACAATGAAACAATAAAACCCTCAACTTTTGGGTCCGGGGCCCTATTCACCCGTGGACCCGAAGCCCCCCTGTCCTCTTTCGGTCAATTGCGGGAAAAGCTCGTCCTCCGACTCGAGAACTTCTACCCCAACATAGACAATAGGCATCACCAAACCTTGAACCAGCTTCATCCCCGGCTTGAGGATGACGATCTCCTTGCCGACATTCATGACGTGCAGATGGATTTCTCCTTGGTAGTCTTCGTCAACCACGCAGGCTCCGACCTGGAGCTGGTGCTTGGTGGCAATACCGCTCTTGTTGAACATGATGAGGGCACACCCCCGGGGTATTCGAGCTCGAATACCCGACGGAATGTTGATGCTTTCGCCCGGCCAGATCTGTTTGGCTTCGAAGTCTTCCGGGATGTAGAAGTCCAGCCCGGCGGACAGACCCGTTCCTCTGGTCGGGGTCTTGACATTTCTTACTTTTACGATTTTCATTTTTTAAAATATTTTTCGAGACGAGCTCGGTGTGTTGTGCCTGATGAGAGTGATGCTCCTTCTATGAAATTATACCGAGTGTGAAGAGGCAGCTCCTGGAATGCCTTCTTGAACGGTTGACCATCCGATTCAAATATCTTACCCGCGGGATTTCCGGGGGTGACGTCTTTCATTTTTCGGGACTTGATCCACCACAGAGCCTCTTCCCGATTTATAGAACGGATGGAAGGTCTAACAGATCCCTTCCGGAGCGTCATTTTGAACCACTGAGCCTCCGTATTGGAGTCATCTTCTTTAAACCATACCCGGTAATATCCAATAGCTATTGCCATAAGTTGTAGAATATTTCGTGACACTTCTTGCGGTATGCCATCGGATCCTGCCGTATACTTTGGCACTTGAGAGGCTCTTTGGGTCGGTCGAGAATCTCCTGAGGCAGGACGTCGCTGAAAGCATCTTTGAGAATGCGCTTGTGAGTTCTGTCCTCCCGGGGCAAACGGAGGGCGAACCTGACAACGTCATGTCCCAGGAATGGTGACCGGAGTTCAACTGTGCTCCTCATGGAAGCCCGGTCAAGCCGAGGCATGTGGTAGAACGGAAGTTCCTGGAACACGTCTGAGAGCTGGGAGTCGTAGTCATCGACTCGGCGATAACCCCCGAATAGTTCGTCAGCTCCATCCCCGGTCAGGATGACCTTCTCCTTGACCTTCTCCATGAGTCGGAACTGGGGGATCATGGAGCCCAAGTCGATGGGGGTTTCGTTGTAGCGGAGACACCTCTCCAGGCAATCATCATCGGGGATAGGGCCAAGAGAGGTGATAGAAACCCCTAGAAATTCGGACAATAGCATGCCAAATTTTGATTCATTATTCTCCACCATATAGAGATTAACCCCCAGGCCCATTCGATGAAGAATAGAGGCAACTATGGATGAATCCAGTCCTCCAGAAACCAAAGCTCCGACCGGGACTTTAGAGTACATTGCCCGGCGTTTTACGGACTTCTCGACCAAGCCCCGGAGGACTTCGGCGAACTCGGATTTTGCGAAATGACTCCGTTCCCCTATCTCCCATCTGTAGTAGTCCCTCCGGATAATGGTGGGCTTCACCTTCATGTCATCGAAGGAATAGACAGTATTCGGCATAATACGCTTGACGTTGTTCCATGGAGTTCTGTCATCCCAGTTGTACCCCCATTTGAAGACTTCCGACTGGTAATACCTGTCGAAGTCTTTGAAGTCCGACACCAACGGGGTTATCTCCGAGCAGATTTCCCCGAATTGGTTGTAGTAGAGTTGCTTCTTTCCGAGAGGGTCGGTGAAAGCAATAATTTGACCCTTCCTGTACCAGCATATTGCCCACATGCCATCCCAGTTGTTGGCTTCATAGATGATGTCTTCGAGACACGAGGATCCAAACAGGCCGCGGAGGTACTCGACGTCGCTGTTATACTTCTGAGGGTAGTTGTAGATCTCCCCGACGTAAAGGAGCCATCCGTTGTCTCCTGCCAGTTTTATGGGCTGAGCCAGGTCATCCCCTGGCTCAGTCTGAATGGGCAAACGGACATGACCGAGAAACCATCCCCCCTGAGCAATCTGAACAGTTTCAGTCCCCCGATGTTGTATCTTGTAGACAGTGTTGATCCTTCTTGATATACTTATTCCACACATATCACTTGAGTTTGTTTTTGAGAGCGTCTATGAGACAGACGATCCCTATTCCGATTACTACTGCTATTGCCAGCCCAATGATGATGGGCTCCTCATTTCCTCCTGCCATGTCTTTTGCGCTTTATGTCCTTTCTGACTTCGTCAACTGCGATCAGAAATGTGATGTAGAGTATAGCTGCTCCAGCCAAAGAGGTCAAGGCTACCCC